TCAATTTCTTCGTTGGCATAACCTTCGACGAATGATAAACCTAATTCATAAACAGATACACCAATAGTTATCTGTGTTAATGGAACGGATGATGTTCCAAATGTGCTATCTGGAGTTGCAGTAAATGAACTTGCAGATCCAGTAATCTGATTAGAACCCGCAAACGGAATTACATTACCATTTACAGTTCCATCAGTTTGATCTTGATAATACTTCAATACTTTAGTTATAGAGTCATAAGATACAACTAATCCCTTTGCATTTGTAGTAGTTTGTGTGATAGTCTCACCTGGCACAAATGTACCACTAGGTGTTCCTGCACCCGCTTGTGGGAATATCAATGCTTTCACAGCAGATCTAGTATTCTGACTACAAATTGTTGTAGTATTGTAATCAGTAGGGTTTAATACAAGACCAACTCTTCTATAAGTA